GAGCTCGCATGCAGGAGTTCCATATCCCGCGCTTCACCACGATGGATCCGCTCTGTGAGAAATATTACTCCATATCGCCTTATGCCTATTGTAATAATAATCCGGTGAAATATGTAGACCCGGACGGGAAATTTCTACAATTTGCCGAAAATGTTTCAAAAGAGTTCAAAGAATATTTCAAAATCGCAGTTGAATATTCGAATCAACATAATGCCGCTGGGAAAATGGCTGATCTTCATGCTTCTAATGAAACTTATTATATCGCCGAATCTTTTGATGGGCATTATTATTCCCCTAAATCAAGAACCATAAAATGGGCTCCTAAACTAGGACTTCTCACAAACGAACTCGTAGAGCTTTCTCCTTCTACTTTATTAAATCACGAAATAGATCATGCATGGAGACATGATAAAGACCCTCAAGGGCAAAGACAAGATAGAGAAAAGCCTTCTCAATATGGAAACAAAGAAGAAGAGCGTGTAATAACTGGTTATGAAAGACAGACAGCTATTGCATTAGGAGAAATAGAATCAGGACAAGTCACACGATTAGATCACGAAGGGACCCCTCACACAACTTCGGGACCTACGCAAAGAGATTGGTTTTATCAAAAATGATACATTATGAAAAGATATATAGCCTTGCTTTTTTTATTTTGTCCGTTACTTGCCTTTTCTCAAATAATATGCGAAAAAGCCGACAGTATAAAGATTAAACATTTCTCTTTTGACGTTTATACGGCATTTAACACCCCAAGGCGATTGTTTGATAATCATTTTGAAAAAGGGAAAGGTTCTTATCCCTATTTCCTTAAAAAATTATCCTATTCAGAAATCCAACAACTCTGTCAGAATCTACTGCGACTAAATGTTCTTCCCGATTCTCTGATAAAAATAAGACCGTATGATTGTATGAAAAAGACCTTAACAACAAAACGAGGGAATACCGTAGAATTAGATATAGATCCCCTTGATGTAAGAGGAAAAATTGAGATTTACTCGCAGGGTAACCTTTTAGTAATTTGGTATGACGAAAGATTTGTGGATATAGGAAATAACAGGTACTATATGTCAAATAATTTGAAGAGAATGTTAAACTTTTGGTTCGACTAATTGGGAAAGTTATGATGTAATATAAAATAAGAGGTGACGGAAATGCGACAGCTTTATTTACATATTCCGACCTACAAAATATATTTTGTAGGGAATAAAAATAAAGCGGCTAAGCCCCAGTATATTACTTATTAAACCATATATTATGAAATCTAAGTATGCAATTTTGACGGGTGTAATCTTCACCCTCTTATCGGCACCGTTATGGGGGCAGGTATCTAATGACGAATCAAAGAGAGAAAGAGCGTACATACAGGTGCCGGAGCTTGTCGTTAAAGACTCTCTGTTCTTGCAAAGTATAGACTCACTTGTTTTTAATTCGATTTGCTTCAACTTACATAAGTTGGATAAAGGTAATTTTGAGATTGATTACCATGAGGGGAAATACGGGAACAATTCCTGGCTGACATTTGAGCTATATCCCGAATTTAAATTTGACGGAGGTAAAATAACAGGATATTTCGAATATAAAAATTTTTCTTTCGTTTGGTATGGAGCTATACCCGATTCGCTATGCGAAATATCAGACAGGAAACGGGAGTTCCCATATTGGAAAGGAAAGAAAGGAGATTCGATCATCTCCGTGTTTTTGGCTTATGCCCATGGCTCGATAAAATCTATGGGAATGGATTGCCCCGATTTAGATATGCGGCATTCATTCTATGATGAGGACTAACAAAATTCTGTTTAACTGATATGAAAAAGTGTATTATTGTAGTATATGTGTTGCTGTCACTGATAGATGTATCAACCATACAGGCCCAAGTGCTGACTTATGAAGAGATGGTGAAAAAAATCACGGTCCATTTGCCTGAAATGAATATAAAAGACTCGGTCTTTTTACAAGAGATAGACTCCAAGATTTTCAATTCGGGATGCTCTTGCTTGGACTACGAAGATGCCGATGTATTTAATGTTAAATCGAAAAGACAAGACGATGGAAGCTATTATATCATATTAAATCCGGAAAAACGAAACGAACCTTCTTGCAAAAACGAAGTGGTTCAAAACTTGCAAAAACGAAGCGTTCAAAAATCGACAAGCGCACAGTACAAAAAAAGCACCGAAAAAACATATTTCTTCGGTGCTTTTTTATTGCTCTGTCTTTTGGCTATCTCACCAAAAATCACTAACTTTAAACAATAAAGAATATATCATATTTGGTTTTAACGCTGTTTTAATACCATTAAAACGACGTTATATTATACCGCCGGAATCGTGGGCGCGGCACGCTTATATAGCATTATGTCCGTATACGTGGCGTTGTAGTTCATGTGTGCATTAAGCTCGGTTTTTATACAGCCTTCGAAGGGGTCGCCCAGAGTTCGATTCTTGCCCATCCATTCACAAAGCTCCACAATGGACGACTTGTTTGACGTGAAGTAAATAAACGAGCGGCCGTTCAAGACTGTCAGCACGTCGAGGTAGTCGGAGAGCTTCCAGTACATCGTATAGGTCCCCACCTCGGTGGAGAGATAGGGCGGGTCGACCAGAAACACCGCACCGGGCGTATCCTTGTACTCATTGAACACCTCCCGATAATCCCGAGAGGTGATTACAAGCCCTTCCAAATAATCGGAGCAGTCCGGATAATCGTTTTTGCGGATATTGTTATAGAGGGTGTCTTTCCGCATCTCTGAGACGCTCAGCTTATACTTCATCGAAAACATAATCGAGGCAGAGAGCGTGATGAAATCGACATATCCGTTTTCGCGCTCCTCCCGCTGAATGCGGTCGAATATGCGCTCCCGAATGTCTCCGGTGATCGCCTTGTGCAGAGGAACGGTATTGCCTACGATTTCCCGAATATCGGCGATCAATCGATTGGTATATGGTATGTTTTCAAGCCGCTTTCGGTAGTTGTCGAAATCGTTGTACACCACGGTGGCATTCGGCTTGCACCGCTTGGCGATGTGGGAGAGCAGGCCGGAGCCTCCGAATAGGTCGACGAATGTGGCGTCGTCGGGAAACTGTTTCAAAACCTTTATAAACTCACGAGCGAACATGCGTTTTTGTCCTACGAATGGGAGAGGGGCAGATAAATACATTTTCTTTTTTATCATTCAGGTCAAATTTAATATTGTCATTGCCGGCAAAGGTATCGTGCACATGGACTTGTTTCATGCCGGGGCGTTCTCATTCCTCTGCAAGGAGATTGCAGTCCGCTTTGAATCGTCGGATAAGGTCATATACTTTTCGCTCGCATACGCCGTATTTCTCGGCCAGCGCAGCCACGATATAGGAGGTTTTCTCACCATCGGCCAGCAGCCGGTTATAGTCGTTGAACAGGTCGATATATCGGATATCATCAAGACGAATGCCCACATCGCGACAGAATTTCAATAGTTCCCGGTTTAATTTCAGTATCTCAATTACTTTCATTCTCCAAAAAAATAGTACATTTGCAATATCTCACTTACTCAATGCGCCTTTGCGCATACAACAAAATATAAAGTCCGAAAACAGAATGGTCGAAGGGCATTTGCCCCCGGCTTCCATTCCGGGTTCGGACTGTGTTGTTAAAAGTAGGTGAGATGACTATTAACAGGCCGGGGGCTTTCTTTTTTATCCCCGTCCTCTTGGGTTTTTAGCAGATCCTTTACATACCTGTGTTCTGTTTCTCGTCAAACATTCGTTCCAATTCTCTCGCCTCCGCCTCGGGGAGTTCCTTCCAATTCGTCAGGTCGGTCCCGTCCGGGGCGGAAACAGCCGGAGTAACCGTAATATACTCATCTGTTTTATATACCAACAAATATCCTTCTCTCGCTTTTTTCCGTATCATTTTTCAAACTCCTATTATTTGCCAATTTTTATCCGTAGCTATCTTTATGTCCCCTTCCGTCAATTCATGAGTACCCGGATTATCGGTAATATTTATAATTCTCTGTGACTGACCGCTGAAATCCGGTAGTTGCTCGAATACTTCCATTATGGCTCCATATTCGAATTTAGAGCCGTTGATATTTATATGAGCTCCGCCCGATTGGATGCCAAATGGGGAGTCCTTACTAAATTGTAACCCGTATATAGCCGAAACAGACGAATTAAATACATTCAATTTGGTTTCTGGAGTCCCGAATGAAATGGACAGCTTCGGACAGTTGTTAAATCCGTTCGCATTTAATCTGGTCGCTTTCCTTCCAATGGTTGTGGGGAAATTCACCGCTTCCTGTAAATTTATGCACCCGGAAAAAGCGCTGCCCAATTCATTTACCGAATCAAACAATTCCCGATTCTCCGGGAATACGATCTTTCTTAAAGCGTTACACCCCGAGAACGTGTAACCCATATTTGTCCAAGCTCGTTCCGAATCGGTCGGCAGTATAATTTCCGTTACCACTATATTCTGCTCGAAGAGATTGGAAATCTCCAAAAAATTAAATCTTGACAAATCATATCTATAATTCAACAGATTGGGGGCATACATAAATGAAAATACAGCACCCCTGTATGCCTTTATGTTTTTATAATTGAAAACATCGAAAGGGTATTGCCCCAACAATTTAGAGACCGTATTCCCGGGCAATTCGTCGAACGCTATATCCTCCGAATCATATCTTATCTCATGGAGATATACCGATCTGAGCGTATCCGCTTTAAGAATATGTTTTCCGATCACTCTGACATATTCTATCCAATTGACGGCCGTATTCTGTGCCCAATTCAATATCAGATAAGAGTATAAACCGTTTTTGTTTATCGAAACCGCCTTCACTTTCGAATTGGATTTCACATTATTACAGACAGGAGAAAGTTCTATGGCATTATAAACGGCATGGTCCTCTTTGACATACAAATCCACGTGCCAGAACCTTTCGCCGTGAGAATCCAAAGTTCCCGTTCCTTCTTTGAATTTATGCCTGCACGTATGATATCCCGGTTCCTCCCTGCCATTCAATATCTCCGTGGTACCGTCTCCCCAATCCACTTCGATGACCTGGTCATATATCCAGAATGTCAGGTCATAATCGGGGTCTTCACCTGTCGTATATGCAATCAACCACACATGGAACCGAGGGGTTAATTCCAAATCAGGCCATTCGGGATCCACCCGATACGGCGGCCTCGCTCTATATGCGGTAATAACGGGAACGCTTACCGTCTCTTTCACCGCGACAGCCTCCGGCACGACGATTTGCTCTTTTACCGCAACGGCATCCGGTACAATTATCCGCTCTTTCACCATCACGTAATTGCACTTCTCCATACCTCACACGATTTTAATGTTCGTCTCGTCATCACCACCATACTCCCAGTATCCGCTCGCGAAATCGGAGTCGGTACGGCAATAATGCCTTTCTACGGTAAGGACACCCTTGCGGAAAGTGTTCGGCTCGAATACGGCTATCAGCTCGCCGTCTCGAAGGACACAATTCACCCGCTTGTCACCCTCCTGCGAGACTTCGCACGTCCGGCCGTATTGGTCCCGATAGATGAAGCGGAATTTCAGTCCCTCTACATCGATGGGGGAACCATTCATATCTGAAAACTCCAAACCGGCCTTAATACCTTCCCATGAGTATTTCTCTTCGTACTTTTTTTCACTCATCGCTGCCATCGGATAATGCGTTGAACATTTTTTCCACCAGAGCTTTCGTTTCCTCGACCGTGGAGGTCATGGAATATACATTCATGTTAAAACTGCCTTGCCCGACAGTGACATGGCCTTTTTCCACTCCATTCTCCACAATTCGGTAATTGACCGCTTGCAGGGTTTCCACAGTCTCTTTTCCGTTGAACGAACGGCTGATGTTCTCGCTGATTTTTACTAATTCAATCATAATGTTTTGTATTTATGGTTAACTGATAATCCCGCTGTCGGGAATGTCGAATGTCACGTTTTTGGATAGGGAGTCGAGTTGTACGCCGGCCTCTCCCGACGAGGAGACCCCATACACGGAACAGGTCAGGTAATAGGTATGGGTTCCCGGTGGAAGGTCTGGATGTGTCGTCCCCAAAGGGATATTCAAAATGAGAATCCCGGTTCCCTTGTATTCGTAATCATATATCGCGAGGAATCCGGACCCCGAAATGCGGAAGGTGTATTTCTCACCCACCGGAGGATTCCCGTTCGGAAAACTGATACGCACCTGAAAGTAACTCGAAAGGAAAGTGAAATCCACGATTTTAATCGGGGTATATGTGCTGTTTATCTCGGCTGTCATGGCTATCGATGTGGGTATGGGGAAATAATCGCCCAAGATGAATTGCGTGCCCACTCCCGTCCAGTACTCGAACGATTTCTTATCGATAAGGAATAACGTCACCTTCAAACTCGCCCCCACCGAATCCTTACCGGGGAATGTGTCGCTCTGTCCGACAGGAGGACTCGGCGATACAGTCCCGTCGTTGAAAAACTTCACTCTGAAAGAAGAATACCAGACATCTCCCATCGGTGTCCCCTTTACCCGCAGTGTCGTCACGGTGTTTGTCGAGGTATTCGTCAGCAGGCGGGCGTAACTTCCCCCGTTCTCGTCGGTGACGAGAATAGCCGGATAATAATCGCCGACACTCTTGTCGGAGGCCAGAGCCAGCCACGATTCAATGGGTACGCCGGTGGGGTTTACCGAATCATCGTAGTAGTTGATCTTGACAAAAAGATACGGCACGTCCGCACTGATTTCGTCGATCCGACTTCCCGTTAAATTAGGTTCCGCATTGTGGTCGTATCCGTCGAAATCGCTCAGACGGCAAAAATCCGTACCTGGGTGCGGATAGGCCACATAATCGAAGGAGGTGTCATGGATAGCGACAAGATTCCCTTTCGGTATCGTGGCTTTCAGACCATAGCGTATGCCCTGATTCTTATCGGTGTCGCACCCTTCCCACTGGTCAATATAGGTGATTATCGGCTCGCCCGTACCCGATGTACCCTCCACTTTAAAATTATCAGAAAGCGGTGCGGCCTGCGGATAGCGCACGGGTTTATGCCGGCTCCATTTGTTGATACGTCCCGGACGGCCACCCTGCAACAGGGGGCGTTCGAGGGCAACGATGTCGGCCACGTCCCATACCCCGTTTGGAGGATAAATCCCCAGCAGATTATATGGGTCGGTTATCGCTACCGGGGCTGCTATCTTGTTTTTATCGATGGCCATACGCTCACTTTCCTCCTTTCTCTTTTAATTCGGACAATTCCTTTTTCAATCGTTCCACCTCTTTTTTAAGGGCTTTAACCAGACGGGCGGTCTCCTGCGTTGCACCGGCGATGGTGTTGATATAGTCGGGCGACAGGTAGTTCAGAGCCCCGTAACCGTCCTCTGTTTCGTAGGCCATCGATGGCAATACCTCTTTCACCTTTTGGTACAACAGCCCCGTATGGGCTTCCCCGTCCACACCGCCCTTGTTACGCTTCCGTGCTTTTTCGGTGTATCGGAAATCGCACACCCTGCCCATAGCCAAGAGGCGGTCGGTATAACTTCGGGTATAGTCGAAATCTCGCTTCAAACGTCTGTCCGAAGTCGTTAGAGCGGTGACCGAGCCTTGTGCCGAAATATTGCCTTGCGACGATATATCCCCTCCGGCCGTGATGTCACCGTCCGATGTGACACTCTCCTTTGACCTTATGTTATTCGTCGCCACAATCCTTCCGGCGGAGATGGATACATACTTACTCCCGGTCGAAAGGTTTATACCCGTAGCCCTGATTAGATTCGCTCCATCGATGTCTCCCTCCATCGTTATATCCCGGACTCCCGACAGACTTCCGGACACATCGTTCGATCCGTCAAACGGATTTCCCCAAATCGTCCGGGTATTTTTAAGCCTGTCGGCGGCGATGGAATCGTTATCCGTCAAGGCGACAGACGGGGTCACCACGGTCAGCTTGCTCACGCCGACTGTCGGCATGGGAGACAACGATATGCTTTCCACACAGTTCTCGCAAGTCCCGTTCAAAGCCCCGTATGTGTTATAGACGAATATGGAGCAGGTCTGGTAATCGGTCTTGGCCGAAACCCAAAAACACACGTGTCCCCCGTACAAGAACACCTTCACGTCACCCAAATCGTCACCGAAATGCGTACCGGCCGTAGCCGTGAACTCGACATCGTTCGGGGCATAATTATACGCCTGTACGATCGTATTGATAATTCGTCGGCTATAATATCCATTTCCGATCAGATGCAACGTCAACATAGCCGCCTCGGCCTCTTCGACTTTCGTGCGAATCAACCACCCGTTTCCGGTGGCTGTCTCATACATGCCGCCCCTTTTATACAGGAAAGCCCCGTTGTCAAGTCCGTTCAACTTTTTCGCATTGTCCGATTCGACCGCACGCCCGACTGTCAGCCCCGTGTATGTACCGCTCACATTGTCTATCTCGGCCAGCGAATAGGCAGGCTTGTTCGGCTGCCGCACCCAATCGTACAGGGTAATGCCTTTGGTGACAACGATACCGAGGGCTGTCTTGCTGACGGCCGTCACCACATTGCCTGTACCTATCGTAGATGCGCCGGCGTTGGCGAGTTTCCAAATCTCGTTGATGGTGTAGGCGTTGAAGGTATCGGTAAGGGTGGCGTTGTCGAATGCGCCGCCCAGATCGTCGAACCCATGAACGAGCTTGATGAGCCCTCCTCCGCCACCGCCGCCCCCTTCGAGGTTGCCGAGACCGAGAGCAGAGAGGCTCCCGGTGGTATAGAGGCTTATCGGTTCCCCGTTTTTCGAGTCGTACACTTTAATGGCCTTGTTGGCGGCGTCCCATACCAGCGTCGCCCCGCCGACGGTAACGCTATGGTTGACATCGATGTCGGTCATGGGCACGAGGGGCGTGACATCGAGCAGTTTCCCGCTCTCCGAATCTTCATTAAGCTGAAAGATGTTGAGATAGGCGTCGATGAGTTTGTCGCCGAAATAGAATGCCCCGAGGTTGGTGTCGATTTTCCCTTTCTTGTCCCACCGGATATTGCCGGCGGCCAGATAGCCGGTGCCGTCCATGCGGATCAGGGCCGTGGCCTCGTTGCCGGCAAGGCCCTCCTTTTCGACGTATTTCCCGGATTCTTCGTCATAGACAAAGCGGTCCACGGGGTCGCCGCCCGCCCAGTAGGAAATACTGCCGGCTCCCCGGTCGAGACCGCTCACCCCGCTCATGACGACATACTCGCCTTCGGGAGTGCGGTAGCCGAGCTGCACGAGACTCGTGGCGATGACACCCCCGTCGATGGTGGTGTCGTTACGAAAGGCTTCTTTGAGGTATTCGCGCTCTTCAAGCGCCTTGTCGAGGTCGTCGTAGTGCTCGGTAATGAATTTGCCCTTGATTCGGAGGGTTTTGGTCGTCGAGTCGTAGACCAGATAGGTGTTTTGTTCGGGGACACCGACGGCAAAGTCGCCGAGGACTTTGAGGAAAGCCCGGGCGGTGTTCTTGTCGAACCCCTGACTGATGACCTCCTTGCCCTGCAAGGTGTAGGAGCCGATACCCTGCAACAGCTTGATGCTGGGGGCGTCGATGGCGACGGAGGAGATGATGACGGCGTTCTGTCGCCCGGGCTCCTCGCTGCCGCCCACCACCGGGTCGTACCCCAGCTGGATAAGGGCGTCCCCGGCTACGGGGATATCCGAGCCGGTATCGGCATCCGTCTTGGAGAGGTCGACGTAGTTGTCGCCGACCCCGACCACCTTGCGCCAGTAGTAGCGGGGCTTTAATGCCTCCGTCCGGTCGACCGCCCGGCAGATGGCCATATCCCCCACGATGAAGTCGTTCTCGGGAGCGACACTCCCGTCGTCCGCATAACAGCGGTAATACGTCTCGAACTCCTCTACCCGGAAAAGGTTTCCGAAGGAGGCGGAGCTGACGATATACTCCCCGGCAATATGGGTGACCCGGTTGACCTGCGTCTCCTGTATGGTCGCTTTCTTTCGGATAAAGATGTGATCCGCCTCGATATAGGTGTTGCCCTGTTCATCGGTTCTGAACGTTCCGCCGCTTACGAGCGAGGAGTAGTTGCCGATGTCCAGCCCTTTCGCGAAGGTGATTTTCTCCTGCGACGTGTCCGGGCGCAAACGGCTGAGCGCCTCTTTGAGGGTACGCCGCGCGCTGAACACGTTGTTGTCGGTGGGCAGGGTGTTGTCCCAGCTCCGGATCAGGTCGGGGAAAGAGCCCGACGTGGCCTCCCGCACATAATTCTCCACGGCGGTGATGTTGTCGTTGATGGTCGTCATCGCACCGGTGCTCGTGGCGTCGCTGATTTCGATGTCGACCTGCGAAGGGAGGTTGACCTTGCGGGTAATCTTGGTGATTCGGCTGCTGCGATAGCCCGTCTCCGGAAAATATTTGTTACTTTCGAGCTTCACCCGTCTCCCCACATAGAGGTCGATGGCGTGCTCTTCGATATAGACATGGTCGGTCGGCGCCTTGTAACGGCTCACGTCGACGGCGTTCTCCTCGTTGTATTTGTCGACCGCCTCCTTGAATTCCTGCTCGGCCAGCGGATAGTATTCGTCCGGCATGCGGATATTCCAAAGGATATACTTGTCGCCTGCTTGGGGCGACAAGGTGTCGTTGGGAAGCTGCGTGTCGTCGTCATAGGGCCAGATGGTGATGATCTCGAACTCCCGGGTCTCACTGTCGTAGTTGACCTCGAAGTAATAGGTGTCGTCGGCTTCTTCTCCGAGCCCGGCCAGTTCCGAACCTTCCTGAAAGGATACCCGTTTGACTTGCCGGGACAGCTCATAATCGTTCGGGTCGAAATCGAGGCTTTCGTCCTTGAAATACCAGATTGTAAAGGGGTTGCCCTCCTCGTCCTTCGTCTCTTCCTTCCGCACCGAGCTCACCGTGCCGATACGCTTGGGGTAAATGCCGGCGAAAGCCTCGGCTTCGTAGTGGTGCCATACGCCGTACTTGTCGACGTTCACATCGACGTGTTTCACGCCGCCGGGCAGTTGCAGCCGGGTGTGGCCGTATTTCTCCGGGTCGATGTTTCGGCTGCTGCCCACCGGGTAGAGCCGGGTGTAGAACTTGGCGTTGTCGGCCATGTCGCCGCTCAGCGAGAGCAGCCCCTTGCCGTAGGCCAGCGTCACCTCCTCGCCCTGCTCGCAGCGGCAGATATTGACGGTCTGCCCCTCGACCCACCATTCGGCGCGGTGTCCGACCTTCTCGGCCACCTCTTTGAGCGCCTCGTCGCAATATTTTCCGAAATAGTCGATGACGATGTTGTCGGCGCCCTCCACCGTGCCCACCTTCCAGTCGCCGCTACCCATGCCGTTGTTGATACTTTTCACGATCAGGGCGATATGGTCCCTCGGCGGGGCGGTCAGGGTGAAGACCGGCTCGTCGTCCCCGTCCGTGTCGTTGATAACAAGGAAGCGCTTCACCAGACTCTCGATGCCGTAGAGCTTGATATCGTACTTCCATTCGACCGTCGACACTTGCTCGGGGTGATACCGTTCCATGAGCCAGTACTTCCTGCCCATAAACTCGGCATAGTCGTTGACTTCGAGCGCCACGTGTTCGTAGAGCGTGAACGACAGGCTGAGCGCGTTGTCGCCCTGCAACTCCATCTCCTGCGTCGAGTTGTCGTCGCAGGGAACCTGTGTCTTCGCCATGCCGTCGCTGCCGTATATCGTGATCATCTTACTCTTGTTTTAAGGTCGTTTTAATGCTGTTCAATCGTCATTTAAATCGTCGGGTTCGGCTCCCGAAAAGTGACGTAGAAGCGGCTCGGAGAACGGCGAGAAGTACTCGGCCGCGCTCGACCCGCCAGAGGTAAGTGAGCGGCTCGTAGTCGCTCGCCTCCTTGTAGAAAACGCGAAGGGTCATGTCGAGGTCGGGAAATTCGATGTCGAGCCACCCGTCGTCGCCCTGCTTCAACAGGGTGATGAAGGCCTTGTATTGAGCCAGCCATTTCTCCCGGGTGTCGGCATAGAGGGCGAAACAGAGCTTCACGTCCCGGGCCTGATTCTTCACGTCGAGCGCGGCCGAGTACTTCTCGCCGTTCTCCTCGCGGATATCCACGGCCACATGGGTTTTCGTCTTGGCCGGCGACAGGATCGCCTTCAAGTTGTTGCGGTCGCCCCGCCTTTTCTCGGCCAGAAACACGCCGTACTCCGTCCAGATGTCCGTACCGTTGACGAGCGCTTTCCCGCCCAATATCGCATCCATTGCCATATCTCGTTGATTTTAACAGGTTGTCGTCATTTCATCTTCAAGCCGTCGCGTACAATTTTTTTTATTTCGTCCTTAATCTCGCCCAAATGCTTGGCGCTGGCGCCGGTGTTCTCCTCGATACGCCGCAGGTGGTCCACGGCTGCGCCCATCTGCTCGCTCACGTCCTGCATTCGCTCGTCGATGCTGGCCCAGTGCATCTGGCCGGAGACAAAGAGCCCTTCGAGCTTAGTGCCCTGTTCTTGGCTCATGGCGGCAAACCCGCCCGGTTTCCCGCTCTGTGTCGTTCCGCCGTCGTCCCCGGTATAGCCGGTAGCCTCCGATATGCTGTCGCGGATATGGAGGCCTTTTTTCACAAGTTCCTCCCACTGTTTGTTCAAGTCCTCGATTTCTTCATCGGTCAGCTCTCCATTGGACATGGCCCTTCCGAAGGTGGCGTACCAATCCTCCATATCCGTTTTAAGCAATTCGTCCAGCTTGGTCTTCAACAGGGCGCGCATCAGATACTCGCTCATGTCGTCGGAAAAATCCTCCCAGTCTGACGACATGTCCATCAGCATGTCGATAAAGCTGTCGTACACGCTGTCGAAGGAGACCTGCGTGATACTCTCGTAATAGGCCTGTTCCAACTCCTTCCGCTGTTCGGCGAAAGCGATATAGTCGTCCATATACCGGGCGGCATCCTTGTAGCCCGCATCGGCATAGTCCTTGATTTTCGCATAAAGGTCGGGCGCTTCCCGGGCGACCTTCGCCATCTCCTCGCTCGACAGGTTCCAGAAATCGGCGGCCTCGCCGATCGTCCTTCCGACCACCTCGCTGATACGCTGCCAGTCGTTACCGCTCATGGCATCGTCTATTTTTTTGTTGGAGGACTTTTTGCCACCTATGCCCCAAAGCCCGTTGCTGTAAGCGGAGGCGCTCCGCTGCATTTGTTCCCGCGTATGGGCTTCCGCCTCGTTCAGACGGGCCATCTGCTTTTCATAGAGCTCCGTGGCTTGTTGGCCGGAGGAGCCCTTTATCTCATCGGTCAACGACTCGATGGCGGCGATCAAGGCTTCGTTCGTCAAGCTCAGGCGCTCCATGTCCTCCTCCAAATGGGGGTCGCTGTCCCCGTTCCCCACTAATTTGCCCAAGCCCCCGAACGATAGCGCGTCGAGGATATTGGCCGCCCCTTTCAACAGGGACTCGCCGATTTGTTGGAAAAGCTCCAACGAAAAGATATTGTCGATAATGCCGCTGACGGCGCCGAGCACGGTGTCTGTCAACCCCGCGACGATACCCCCGATACCCTCCGTCGCCAATTCGTCCAAGATGGAGAGTATGGCGGAAATAATGGAGCCGGCCAATCCCGAATTGCCCAAGCCTTCCGCGAGGGCTTGGGTGACGCTGCTGTCCCCGAAGATTTTCTCGAAACCCTCCGCGAGGGAGCCGCCGAGTTTTTCGGTCAGCTTCCCGCCGTTAAACAGCTTGTCGAGTTGCATGACGCCTTGTCCTATTCCTTTCAGGTTCCCCGACGAAAGGTTTCTAAGCCCCGATTCGAGGTTGCGGAACATACCGGCTGCCTGTTCCGAGGACTCCCGGAGGCTGGTAGTGGTGCTCTGCACCTGCGTCCCGAACATCTGCACGTCCCGCGATGCCTTGTCCAGATTCTTCGCGGCCTCTCCCACGTAGAGCTCGGCCGCCTCTATGCTGCGGGCGTCACCGCTTCCCTCGGCCTCTTTCAGCGTTTGCTTGGCACGGGCCAGCTCTTCGGTAGCCTCGATTTCCCGCTGCTGCGCGGCCATGTAGCCCCGCATGGCGTTTTGATAAGAGACGAGGTCGTCGTTGATTTGCCGGAAAATCTCCCCGTTCCACATCGTCTCCGACTGTTGCAGGGTGGAAATCAAGCCATACAGGGCTTCCATCTCGTCGACGCCGGCGGAGGCTTGGAACTCCGAGCTTCGGGCGATCGTTTTCAGCCGGTCGATGGTCGGTTGCACCTGTTCGCGGAACATCACCCCGAAATTGCCGAATACGTTTCCCCAGTCGATTTGCTGCCGGATAGCCGACAGTTCCAGCCGGTTGACGGCCGAGTCCCGTTCTTTTTCGAGCGAGAGCCGTTCGCCTTCGGACTGCGCCCGGCGAATCTTCTCGGCATACTCCTCGGCGATGGCCAGCTTCTGCTGCTGGTAAGAGCCGTACTCTTTCAGGTAGTCGCGCATGGCGACGGCTTCCTGCCGGTAAACCGCCGTGACCTCTTTTTTCCGTGTCTGTCCGTTCAGGGCATGGGCGCGGTCGATTTCGGTCTGTTGCTCCCCTGTCAGCCCGGCGGCGTTGGTGCCGGTGACGCCCGCCTTTCGGTTCAGCTCGGCCAGTTCCCGCGCCTTCTTTTCGATCTCGGCTTTTTGCCGGTCATAATCGGCGTCTATCCGGGCCAGTTTCTTCTGCGTGCCTTCCTCCTGCAAGTCGAGCCAATCCTGCTGGTTCTGTTGTTCCAGAGCCAGCAGCTCGTCATTCAGTTTCTGCCGGGCCTGCTTCTCGGACTTTTTCCGGTCGGAGGTTTCTCCGTCCGGACGGGTTTTGTCATATTCTTTCTTGGCCAAGCTCAGTGCGTCTTTCAGTTCCTTGACCTTCTTTTCATATTCCTCTTGGCTCAGAACGTTGGTGGTATCTGCCAAAAAGTCGTTGTAGGCTTTCAAGGCTTCTTCATAATTCTTTCGGGCAGAGGCGCCCCAATCGGCACTCGATCCCTGTTTCAGGTTCCGGCGATTTTGTTCCGATTGCAGTTTGTTGAGTTGGTATTGTAACTCGTCACGACTGAATGTCCCGGCCAGCTCCGGATTACCGTTAACGATTTTCCCGTAATTTTTCCGCTCCGTTGTCAGGCGGGCCAACAAGTTCTTCCGCTGTTTGATTTCCGCTTCCAGCGTATCGTTGCTCACCCCGGTCAAATCCTCGAAATAGGCGTTGACCCGTTCCTTCCGCACTTGTTCGGAGAGAGCCTCCCGTTTGTTGTACAGGTTTTGAAGCTCTGCTTCTTGCTGTATGTTCAACCCGCCCGATTTCATCGCATAGGAGCCGGCGCTGGAATATGCCGTTGTAAATTTCACATCGGCTTTTCGGCGTTCGAGCTCTTTTATCCGGGCCTCTACCGCCGCCAGTTCGTTGTCCGGGTTCGTGATGGAGCGGTCGGCCTCCAATCCGGCAATCTCCTCCTTGATACGCCTGATGTTTCTCAACTTGTCATACTCGGTATCGTATTTGGCAAATATATCGGGGTATTTTTGTTCCAGTTTGTTTAACGCCTCCCGGCGGGTATCGGTGGCCAGACTCTCGTCACCGGCCACGTTACAAAGTTCTTCCAGTCTGCGGCGGTGCTCTTCTTCGGCTTCTATGGTCTTCTGCTTGGCTGCCTGGTATTCCTCCTCGGCCTCTCTCATTCGCTCGGTCTCGGTTTTCATGGACATCAGGGCGGCGACGGTTCCCGCGATCAATGTGGCCACCAATACGTAGGGATTGGAGAGCATCGTGGCATTCAGCAGCTTTTGTGCCTTTTCCACAAGCACCAGCCAGCCGTAATGCAGGGTTTCCGCCACGGTCAACGCGCTTACCCCGGCAGTTTGCAATATCATCTGGGTCGTATGCAGGGACTGCATGGCCATGACAGCCATAAGAGCCGTTTTGTACGTTCCGTAGGTACCCACCAGTCCGAGAAGGACACGTCCCACCTGTTCATAGTTTTCCACAAGATAGGCTACCGAATCCAACGATTCGTTGATGATACCTTCGGACTGCCGGCCGATTTCATTGAACATCATGCTGATGCTGTCCTCGATGTTGCTGATACGTCCGGTAATGGTCTTGCTCTGTTCCTCCATGAGGTTGTAGAACGTACCACCCTCGTTAGTGAGGTTCTGCAAGGCCCGCTGCACTTCGGGGAAGCCGACCTTACCGGCTTCCACCATCTCGCGCACCTTGCTCTCCGCCACCCCGAGAATGCCGGCAAGTTCACGGCCCAGAGGAATGCCTCGCCCCACGAATTGATTGAAATCCTGTGTATATAGGCGACCTTGTGTCATCGTAGTGCCATACAGATAGACTAAATCGCCGAGCGGCTGGTTCAGTCCGGCGGCGATGTTGCCCAGACGGATAAGGTCATCGTTGACATTCTCCACGTTTTCCCCGTAAGCCAACAACTGGCGGGCTCCCTGAGCGACACTTTGGAGGTCGAATGGAGTGGTGGCCGCCGTACGGATAAGTTGCTGCATCAGGGCATCGGCTTTTTCCTCGCTGCCGAGCATGATGTCGAAAGAGGCTTCCAGTTGCTGGAACTCGCCGCGCACCTTGACGATATTGCTTACCAGTTCCTTTACGGCGAATGCCCCGGCAATTTTTGACACGGTACTGCGTACCGAATCGGCCTGCCGGTTCAACCGCTCCATTTCCGAAGATGCGCCGGAGGTCTTGCCTTTCAGCTCGTCCACCTTGCGGCCGGCCTTGTCGAGAGCCCCCGACAGGCGGTCCTTCATCAATATCTCTACTTCTACCGGTTTCATTGCCATGTTATCTCTTCAAATTGCTTTGGAAAAATCCCACGATGTCGGCGGCCTCGTCCTCCGCGCTCTTCTCCTCTTGTTTCTTTCGGATATAGCGGGGCGCGTCTGCCAGCATCATAATCAAGGTCTGGAAGTTCACACCTTCCAGTATGTACTTTACCTTCCAGCCAGTGGCATCGGCCACTTGCCAGATAAATCCGAAGGGGCTATGGGAAGGCTCGAATACCGTCTTTAACTCCCCTTGTCTCTTTGGCTCAGTCTCAGCTTCATCGGGTTCGTCCTCTCGGCTGATCTGATAATACTCGTAAAAGGGTCGGTGCCCAACAGGAACACGAAGCTGCGCATGGCGGCCGAGACATACTCGGTGTCTATCCAGTTGCGCACCACCCATGCCGTTGCCCCGACCAGCAGCCGGCGGCTGATCCAGCCGCGACACAGCGTGTAGGCCACCATGCGGCTCACCTGTTTGCCGTGGGTCACCAAAAAGGCCATTTCCTCCTCCTTCGTAAACTTGTTCATCTGTTCCGCCGTCACCCCTAACGAGAGGTACACCCGGGCCAAGCGAATAAGCCCGCCCAACCGGGGGCGGCGCATGACGACCCGCAGGCGCAGGGGCTTGCAGAACGGAAGGCGGATATCCTTCAAGGGGACGGACACGCCCCGGTCCAACAGGGCGGCCGCCCCCTCGCGCTGTATGAGGCGTGCGACTTTCTCGTCCATACGTTACTCCGATGGGGTGTCGTTGATTTCGTAAGGAGCGGTGTCCGCTTCCTCCGGCTTGTTCACTTTCAGCTGGCACTCTATCTTGGAAACCTCGGTCAGCGTCAGCTTGCCTCCCAAGTTGGCCATGATGGTACCGTTGGGGATCTTCATCGTCTGTCCGCTCACGAACTGGATTTCCCACGGGCCGCGAAGCTCTACCAAGTCGGTGGGAGCTTTCCAGCCGGTGTACGACCCGGAGGTTCCTACCAGCGTGCCGCCCAGTACGGCTTGTATGTTCTCATAATCCAGCTGAATGAGGTTGAACGTCGGCGCGATGGTTGCGTTCTTGTTGGCCAGTGTCAGTACCGGGGCATCGGGGACCTGTTCGGCCTCGATGTCCGTACTCTCGGCCTTTGTGCCGCCCCAGTCCCAGCTGCCTTTTTCGATGTAGCCGATTTCCTTTTGATTAAACTTTACCACGGCTATGCCGTATATGAATTTCTTAGTTGCCATTCTTCAATTTGTTTTTGATGATTATCATTCCTAATACCGTTATCACTATCCCGGCGACGAATCCTGTGAAAAAGGTTTTAACGGGGTTCGAACGCTGTTTTAATTCCGCTTCGTACAGGTCGGCCATGCCTTCATAGCGCTTGCGCCATACCGAGGAGGATTTCTCGTAATACTCACACTGTCGCTGCAGGCTGTCGCAAGAGGCATGCACAATAATCGTATCTCCCTTGCGGTTAACCGCCACATTCGTCCGGCCGCTCCGTCCGCCGTACGATGCCGTCGGAGGTAGTTTCATCAGGCTGTCCGCCGGTATGACCAGCCTAATCTCGGACCCCGGGACCGTTTCCGTCCGTATCCGGAGGACTTCGCTGGTCGAACTGTCCGACCGGGTCAGTTCCTCCCGGATCTTCTCCTGCGTTGCCTTTCGGGTGCTCGTGCAGGCGGTTAAGCACAGGACAAGTATCGCGATGTTTGCAACTGTTAGCGGTATCGATGGCTTTGCGAAGGCGAGCCATCTCACGCGTGTTACGTGCCAACTCTTTCTTTGTCTCGTTAAACTCATCTTTCAAAGGTTTTACGATGTTCTCCATCAATATGCGGGTGGCGTGCTCAGCGTTGTCTATTCGCACCGCCTCGGCCTCCGCTTTCGCCATTTCAGCTTCGGAACCGGCCTTGCGGACGGTAGACTTTAAGGTCAACAGGCCGATAATGGTTGCCAGCAAACCGCCACCCAGTGCGATGTTCAAAAATTCACTGAGCTCCATAGGACTACCTGTTTATGACTTGCTTCCCGACTTTTTAGCGATAAGGCCGATAAGCCATTGAACCAGTCCCGTATCCGCAATCCCGTTCGCCACGAAGGAGGCTCCTAAACCGTAAAGCAGGGCGATATACCATTGGACGTCTGACACGAATCCGGCATCAAGCCACCATAGCAGCATGGCGACCGCCATACCGACACACCAACTGACAAGCTGGGTAAGCAGTCCGTTCATCTTGGGAAACAGGGCTTTGATACCTTCCGTCAGCAATACCACACAACCGGCAAATCCGGCAAAAGTGGCGATCATGCTGTCATAATCTGTACCGGTGGATACATCGCCCGTTTGGGCAAATGCGGCTGATACAAACACGAGTATCAGCATGCAAAAACAAATCAACTTTTTCATTTCATTCTTTTTTTATGGGTTTATTCCTATTGATTTCAACCAAGCCCGCACGTCGAACGAGGGGCAGGCTTTCGCCGCCAGCTGGTTGTGGCCGACAATCTCCACATCGGGAAAGCGCCGGTGGAAATCCTTCACGTAGGTTTCCATCGCTTTCCGCTGTGCGAGGGTGCGGGTGTCCACGGGAGTCTTGCCGTCGGCGGCGACACCGCCCACGTACACAACGTGCCGGGCTGTCGTGTTGTACCCTTTTGCCCCGTTGGTAATCTCCCACGGATCGACCTGCGCATCCTCGTTGTTGTCCACCAGCCTCTCCACACGGCCGTCGAGGTGTATCATATCGGTGTATCCTACCTGCTTCCAACCCCGCCCGACAGGGGGTGCGGAGGTGTGCCAGCGACGGATCTCGTCAGCCGTCACCTCACGCCCTTCGGGGGTGGCGGTGCAATGCAGGACCAGATATTTCAACTTTCCCATGACTTACTCAGCTTGATAGCCACTGGCCATAACGACACCCGCATCCGCTTTCTTGAACATACAGATGAAGTAATGGCGGAAATTGACTTTGTTACGTTGGTACTCGGGGTCGTTCTCGGCCGGACTCCAATACATCTTGGTAGAGCCGGTGGCCTTGAACACCCGCGGCGTATAGAACGCGAACGAACACTGGAATTCTCCGGTAGAGGCCGTGGCTCCCACAGCTTTCTTTTTGCCGGCAGTGGTGTACAGCGGGTTGTTGGCGTATTCGTAGATATCGAATCCAAACATTCTGCCCACCTTGCCTTCACCCCGGTTGATATTGTATTGCTCTTTAAAGTTTTGGTCGGTATCGAGCAGGTCGTTCACGTGATCCGGACAGAGAACCAGACGCCGATTGGTTGTGGGGACTTTCAACTTGTCGAGAGCCGCTTTCATTCGTATCACGTCGCTGATTGTCAATTTCAAACGCCCCGTCTTTTCATCCCGGCTTCCGGTCGTCGTCAAAACGGGAGTGGTCGCAGTGTCTTCATTCGCACACAGGGCATGGGCCGACTTGGCGAATTTACTGTCGTTTATCGCGTTGGCATGGCTTTCTTTCACCCGTGCGATCTTGTCGTAGCTCAGTGCATACAGCTCATCGTCGGTAATCGGGGTTACTTTCGTCTGGAACTTGTCGAGGCTGATGGAGATGTCTCCGTCTTTCAATTCCTGCAAGGTAATGGGATAAGTCGTGTTGTTGATCAGCACGTCTGGGTCGACACCGACATCGACGAGATGGATTACATCATTATTCACTACCGACGAGCTGTCGGGCACGCCATCGAGCCATGTGCCTTCAAGGCCGGCCCGCAACGACTTGACCAGTTCGCCCGTCCAGATTTCCGTTAATACGCCTTCGCGGAGCGTACCGGCGGGAAGAGCTCCTCCGATTACGCCGGAAACGATATTCATTCCTATGGCTCCGGTCAGCGGAGAGAGTCCGACAGCCGCGCCCAGCAAAGCTCCTGTAACTGCGTTGAACAGGAGCGAAAAAAGAATCGTTACGATTTTGCTCATTGTTATTTCGTTTTTAAGGTTGATACTCAAATCTCACACTCCATGCCATACTCGGCTCTGTACAGGCGTCTGTATTCGTCAGGCTGCTCTTTTCTCAGTTCCAACAGCTTGTCGGCAGGCACCTCGCTCAGTTTTGTATAGTTCCCGGGAGCTTCTGCTTTGCCTGTACCTTGATGGCCGAGAACAGTCGAGAGCTTCACATGCGGCGACATGGCCGAGAATATCGACGACAGTTTTTCCGTACCGATCTCTTTGCCGAGGTTGACAAACTCCTCTTTCTTGTCCGCGGAGATTCGCTTCTCACCGATGGCCGTATCTACAAGGTTCGTGATACTGGCGAGGGTCAGCTCATCTTTTTCCCGTTTGAGTCGCACATTCTCCTCCTGGGCTGCATGGAGTTCGCCGAGTTTAGCAGTGATTTCGGCCTCGGTTGCCGTTTCCGGCAGCCCTAACTGCAAGGCTAATTTTTTTTGTTCCATTTGTTCCTGTTTTATAGGGTTAGTATTCAAGACGGGCAGCGGGCATTCACCGTCCCTGCCCAATATTATTTGTTTGCCGTCCTTTTTGAGCACGATGGAGTCGTCGTTGGCGCCGATGTCCACGATCGACACCTCGTACAGTTTGCTCTTGGTGATGGTCGGTCTGGTCTGTCCCTCGACCAGATATTTGCGGTCTTCGCTCAGCTCCAAGATGTCGAGCCCGGCGCTGACCATCTTCAGACTCCCGAACTCAAACTGCCGCTTGCAGCGCTTGCTCAGTTCGGTCACCTCGTCAAAGACCGGTTCCCCGGTCACTTCGTTGTTCTCGTTCTGTATATCCTTTATATAACCGATGACATTTCCCCGTTCGTGCATGTACAGCAACACAGGGTTGCGCCGATACTGCTCCACGTCCATGCCGGAAGTCAATACACGGAAGCCATAGCTGTTCAGGATGTCGTTCGATATACGCACTCTTTTTCCCATTGAAATCTGTGTTTTGATTGTGATTGTGACGCAATATTACAGGCTAAATATCTCATCTCCAAAAATGTATGAAACGGTTGCATACTTCTGTGAAACCATTTCACAGAAGTTTGGAAACGCGGCGAAAACCGGCCAATTTTGCTCATGCAACACGGTTGCAAACAACCGTTTCAATTCTATATTTTAAAGACTATGACAAAGGCCGAAACCGAAAAGAAAAAATCATTGGCGCGGACGCTGTACATGGCCGGACTCGGACAGAACGAGATCGCCGACAAAGTCGATGTTTCCCGCGTGACCATCTCCAAGTGGTGCAGCACCGAAGGGTGGAAAGAGGCGCGCGCCGCCAAGAATGTAACCCGTCCCGAACTGGTCAACAAACTGCTGCTCACCATCGACACGCTCATCACGCAGGTCAACGATTCGAAAGATCCTGCGCTCGTTGCCGGATTGGGCGACAAGCTGGCCAAACTGTCGGCAGTCATTGAAAAACTCGACAAGAAGGCCAACGTGGTCGATGTCATCGAGGTGTTCATGGCATTCTCCAAATGGATCGAGTTCCGTTCGACCGTCGACCCGGAAGTGACCCCCGAACTCATCAAGGCCATCAATAAGTATCAGGACTTATACATCACCCAACAGATGGGAATCAAATAAGGAGGGGAGCTGCCTATGGCTACGCAAACGGAAAAGAAACTGGCATACGAACGGTGGAAAGAGCTCTGCAAAAGGGTACAGTCCATCACGGATACCTCCGTCATGGCTCACGAGACACTTGCCGAACAGGACAGGCGCAAGCAGCGTCTGCTGAACAACTATGCCGCTTTCTGCGAGTATTATTTTCCCCACTATCTCACCCTGCGCGACAAAACCACCGGAGAGGTGATCCGTACCGTGCACAATGCTCCCTTTCACAATGCGGCAGCCGTCAAGGTCAGAAACACCCCCGATTTGAAGGCGGTATTCCAATGGCCGCGCGGCCACGCCAAATCGACCCATTTCGACATCTTTATACCGATCTGGCTCATGTTCCAGCCCAAACGTCTCATCAATTTCATGGTGGTGGTCGGCAAGTCCGAGGACAGTGCCGTCAGGCTTCTGGGAGACATACAGGCCGAGCTCGAACACAACCAACGCCTTATCGCCGATTTCGGGAAACAGCGGGGCAGCGCCTCCTGGCAGGAGGGGGAATTCAAGGCCGCCAACGGGGTCAAATTCCTGGCCTGCGGACGGGGGCAGTCTCCCCGTGGTCTGCGTGACCGGGAAAGCCGCCCGGATTATATCGTCATCGATGACCTCGACGACGATGAGCTCTGCCGTAACGAGAAGCGGGTGAACGACCTTACCGCCTGGGTGAAAGAGGCGCTCTTCGGAGCCCTCGACGTGGGGCGGGGCCGGTTTATCATGGTAGGAAACCTCATATCCAAAACCTCCGTTCTGGCGAACATCGCCAAGACAAAGGGAGTACATGTGTCCGTCATCAAGGCCGTCGATACAAACGGGGAACCGGTATGGAAGGAGAAGTGGACCAAAGGGGAGGCTTTGGCTTATCGGGATTTCGTGGGGTACCGGGCGTGGGAGAAAGAGATGATGCACAACCCCATCGTCGACGGCACCATCTTCCGGCATGAGTGGATTCGCTTCAAACGGCTGCCCAAGCTCTCCAAATATGAAATGCTGGTATGCTATACCGACCCTTCTTTCAAATCGACCACCTCCAACGACTACAAGGCGTGCCGCCTGTGGGGAAAGGTCGGCACGGAACTGCACCTCGTCGACTGCTTCGTGCGGCAGGCGACGGTAAGCGAAATGGTTCGCTGGCTGTACGACCTCTACGAGAGGACGCGGGACGAGGCCGCCATTCAATTCTTCATGGAGGCCAACTTCATGCAGGACATCATTCTGGACGAGTTTTCGGCCGAGGGAGACCTGCGGGGATACCAGTTGCCCATCATGCCCGACAAACGCAAAAAGCCCGAGAAGTTGCAGCGCATCGAGGCGGTAAGCCCGCTTTGGGAACGCGGATTTGTCTGGTACAACGAACGGCTCAAAGATACGCCCGACATGCAGGTGGGAATTGACCAGACCTTGTCGCTCGAGCGTGGAAGCCGCATACACGACGATGCCCCCGATGCTGACGAGGGGGCGATATGGATGCTGCAACGCAACACCCGGCAAGAGAGTTTTCAACCGGTGTTCGGCAAGAGGCCGACCGCCAAAAATATATGGTAATATGATTGAATGGATTAAACGAATCATCTTCGCCCGAAAGTACAAACGGGCCGTCAAAAAGGCGAAAGAACTGGCAGAGCTGACAGGCCTGCGCTATTTCGTGATTTACCTTAACGGGAGCTTGAAGGTAGTACCTAAAAAGACCGTCAAGGAATTGGTCCAAAAACATCGTTTTCGCAAGGGGGTGACCGTCGGGGACATTGAGAAACGGGCATTGTTCATCACCAAATAGTCAGAAAGGAGGCAGAGATGTTTGTCACGGAAGAGGATTACAGAGTGGTTATAGGCGAGACGGCTCTCAAGGTCATTTCGCAGGTCAGCGAGGAAAACCGCACCAGTGCGGAAGCCGAGGCCCGGGAAGAGATAGCCGGGTATCTGCGACCCAAGTACGACTGCGAGGCGGTATTCAATGCCGAAGGCAACGACCGCAACCGGCTCATCGTCATGTACACCTGCGATATCGCCCTGTACCACATGAGCGCCTCCATGCCCCAGAAAATGGGCAGCGAGATACGGGAGGTACGCTACAAGCGCGCCATCAAGTGGCTGGAAGGTGTACAGGCCGGGGGAATCATTCCCGACCTGCCACTGGTCGTAGATAGCGAAGGAACACCCACCGGAGACACTTTCGCATACAGTTCACAACCCAAACTCAGACATAACTGGTAACCACTATGGATATTAAAAGTTTTTTCAGCGGACTTTTCCCGCACCGGCCCGACGACATGCTGCACACGCCTTACGGGGATTTCAATCTGGCGAAGAAAGACGACAAGCGACGGTTCCAAAAAATAGTCATCGATCTCCATCTCACTACCGATGCGCTCACCCGCAAGGACATCAGGGACTGGCGTAACGCCTGGCAGATGGCCATCAACATCGACAGCCCGAACCGGCAACGGCTGTATGACATCTACCGTGACGTGTCGGTCGATTTGCATCTGTCGGGGTGTGTCAAGCAACGCGAAGGGTTCGTCATGGCAAGGAGCTTCAAAATCGTGGATGCGAAAGGCGATGAGAATGAAGAGGCGTTGCACTATTTCAACCAGGAGTGGTTCAAACAGCTGCTGCTTTATGCCCTCGATGCCAATTATTGGGGACATTCGCTCATCGAGCTGGGCGATCCGGTCACCGACAAAGACGGGTATATCTGTTACGACGGGGTATGGCTCGTTCCCCGCAAACATGTCGTTCCCGAATATGGGAGGATTGTCGCGGACCTCGGCCAGGACTGGCGCTCGGGTGTCGAATACCGGCAGCCGCCGTTTACCGACTGGCTCATCGAGGCAGGCCGGCCAGATGACCTCGGCCTCTATCTGAAAGCGGCCACGCAGACTATTCCCAAAAAGAACATGCTCGCCTTTTGGGACACTTTCGGGGAGATTTTCGGCATGCCCATGCGTATTGCCCGGACCACCTCCCGGGACAAAGAGGAGATCGGCCGGCTCGACCGCATGTTGCGGGAAGCGGGGGCGAGTCTCTCGATGGTGGCCGGGCAAGATACGGAAATCGAGTTCGTGGAGAGTGGCAAGGGAGATGCCTATAACGTATATGACAAACGTATCGACCGGGCCAACTCCGAGCTCTCCAAGCTCATCATCGGCCAGACCATGACCATCGAGGACGGCAGCAGCCTCTCGCAGTCGAAGACCCATTTGGAGATTTTCCAGAACCTCGTGGAGAGCGATTGCGACAAACTCCGCGACATCGTGAACAACCAGCTTATCCCCCGTATGATTCGGCACGGATTCCCCCTCAAAGGGCTGCGTTTCGACTGGGACTATTCGGCCGACTATACACCCGAGCAGCAGGTGGCCTACGAGACGATGATAACCGACCGTTACGAGGTCGACCCGGAATACTTCGCCGAAAAGTATAACATGCCGGTAGGACAGAGGCGGAACGCCCCGACGATAACCCCGGACGACGATGGGAATGGTGGCGATAACGACACCCGAAAGAACGCGCGCCCGACCGGTTTTTTCGACTGAGCCCCTCTGATTACGAGGGGCTGCACCACCGTTACCTTTCCCTGATGGGAGACGGCTTGACGCTGGCTTCGGAAGATAGCGTCGACGCGGAGCTTCGCAAAAGGATAGAGCAGAGCTTCGAGGGCATGATGTCGGCGTTATACCGGGAAACGGGGGCCTCGTTACGCATCGGCATACTGGCAGAGCCGGAGGCGCAGGAGTTTATCGAAGCTCACGCCGGGGCTCTCGATTCCTCTTTTCAAAAAGTGGAGATGTCCGACCTCATGCGCCGGAGGCTGCAACGCTCCGACTATATCTTCTCCGGCATGAAGGCGTTTCACGAGCTGAACGAGGCGTTCCCGTCGCTCATCGACGAGAACGGAAATCGAAAGTCGTTCGAACGGTTTTTGAACGATGTCCGGAAGATCGACAAGACCTATAACTCCAACTACCTTCGGGCCGAGTACAATTTCGTACAGGCATCGGCCGAGATGGCCGGCAAATGGGAAGGGTTCATGCAGGACGGTGACCGATACTACCTCCAATACCGCACGGCTCGCGACGGCCGGGTGCGCCCGGAACACGCCGCCCTTCATGGAGTGACCCTGCCGATAACGGATACCTTCTGGGAGGAGTTCTATCCGCCCAACGGGTGGGGATGCCGCTGTACCGTAGTCCAGGTGCGGAAATCCAAGTATCCGGCCACTCCGCACGACGAGGCGATGGCGCTCGGCGAACAAGCCTTGCAGCGAGACACGAAGGGAATGTTCCGCTTCAACCCGGGCAAGGAAGGAAAAGCCGTTCCCGATTACAACCCCTATACCGTCAGCCGCTGCCGGGATTGCGATATTGCCAAAGGAAAGTTCAGTCTGGCGAAAAAGGTGTTTATTCCCGACAACGAGCTGTGCCAGGCATGCCAATTTATCCAGAATATGATTAATAAGGAAAAGACAGCAAAACTGACAAAAGAAGAACGTCGGGAAATAAAAGCGGCTGTTGAAGAATGGACAGACATTCATTTACCTGAAGTAGAGTTACGAACAGGGAAAGCAAAGCGTCTTTATATCAAAAATACGAATATTAATGAAGATGTCATTCTTAACAAAGGTTTCTTTTCTGAGACTTTCGCTAAGAATTTTTACAACAAAAAACTTGCTGAAACTATGCAGTTAGCCACAAGAATAGGGGAATGGTTCCCATTGGCTGAATTTGTGAGGGTAGAAAAAGGGATCCACCACAATTTTAATTTTAAAGTATTTATTGCCAATGTGGAAGGAGTCTATGTGGAATGCAAGGTAAAAATGACAAGTGAGAATATCTTATATACAATGCGCATAATAAAATGAGGATTGAAAATCCCCCCGAAGTCTGCGCCACAAAGGCCGACGTGTGAGTGGCTCATTCAATCCTCATCGCAAATATATGACAAATTTTCAAAATCGATTCAAAATGAATCGATTTTTTTATCTCATGGATTTAATCGCCACACATCGATATATCTCGATGTTCTCCACGATATCCTCGTGGTTGT